TGAACTTTAAGATTGAGAACCTTAAAGTATTAGATGGAAACTATGAAGTTCTAGTTTCTTCAAAAGGAATCTCACACTTTAAAAACAAAGATGTGGATTTAGAATACTTTATTGCATTGGAGCCTGATTCAAAATACAATGTTTAACCTATATAATAGAGTAAGTATTGCAATAGTCTCTGCAATGCATACGGGACATAAGACATCTCATCAATCTTCAAGGGTTCTTATGACAGTTAATTCGGAGGGGTTTTAACTTCTTATGATGAATGAATTTTTATTTGTAGAAAAGTATCGTCCTCAAACAATTGAGGACACGATACTACCCGAGGGTATTAAGAATACTTTTAGAGAATTTGTAAAACAGGGAGAGATACCAAATCTCATGTTATGTGGTTCTGCTGGTGTTGGTAAAACAACAATTGCAAAAGCACTATGCAACGAACTGGGTGCAGACTTTATAGTAATCAATGGGTCAGACGAAGGTCGTTTGATTGATACCTTAAGAACTAAAATTAAAAACTTTGCATCTACAGTTTCACTTAGTGGTGGGTCAAAGGTTGTTATCCTTGATGAAGCAGATTACATTTCTGCAGACTCAGTTCAACCTGCCTTGAGAAACTTCATAGAGGAGTTCTCTTCGAACTGTAGATTTATCTTTACTTGTAATTACAAGAATAGAATTATTAAACCACTACATTCAAGAACAACAGTCATAGACTTCAAACTAACACCCAGTGATAAACAACAACTTGCTGGAATATTCCTTTCAAGACTTAAACAAATTTGTGATAACGAAAGTATTAAGTATGACGAAAAGGTTTTGGTTGAACTTATATTAAAGTTCTTCCCCGATTTCAGAAGGTGTATCAACGAGGTTCAAAGATATGGAGTCAGTGGTGTAATAGACACTGGTCTTATTGCAACACTAGCCGAAGAGAAACTAACACCACTTATTGATATGATGAAGGATAAGAACTGGACTTCTATGAGGAAGTGGGTTGCACAAAATAGTGATAATGATTTTGATACTTTGTTTAGAAAAGTCTTTAATACACTTGAACAAAGACTAGAACCTTCTAGTATTCCAGCAAGTGTTTTGATTATTGCAGACTATCAATACAAGTCTGCTTTTGCAATGGATAGTGAAATCAATTTCGTTGCATGTCTTACCGAGATTATGTCTGAGTGTAAGTTCAAGTGATTGAACTATTAGTGTGGAGTCTAATAGTAATTACATGGTTGTCAGTAGGACTTCATGTAGTAAAAGAGTTTGTGAGAAATCACATAGGAGAATAAAATGAGTAAAATAGAACCAATGATGAAAAAACCAAGTTTATTTAGAAGAACTGTTATGAGTTTTGTAAATGGTTGGAGAAGAGTAATGGACGTGAGATACAATCCACTATCACTGATTCCCGACCCGAGTTTACAGACATACTTTATGTTAGTCTTGTTCACTGTATGGAGTGTGTTCTTTGGATTCTTAGCTGCAAACTATCTAGGAATGTTTAACTACAATACAGTTATAAGTATCTTTATCCATGTAGGTATTTTATTACCAATGGCATTCACTAATGCAATCTTTATAGATGCAGAGAGAGACGGACACAAATGGTTAAAAGAATGGAAAGATGAACAAAACAGATATACTATTGTTGCAAACAGACTCAAAACTAAAAACCTAGTTATGTGGAATCCAAACAAAGAGGCATAATGGGAAAGTTAAGACAATGGTTTTTTAGATGGTTAGACAATCAAGTCGAAAAATCATTACAACGAAGTGCAGATAAACAGTTTAAAAAGGGGAGAGAAAATGACACAATATGATGAGAGAGTCGAAAAACAAAGACTTAAAATAGAAGCAGAAGCATGGTCAAAGGGTGTTAAATCTGCACATGCACATTCACTGAATTCAATGTGGTATGATACAAGACCACAAGACACTGAAAATGGAAGAGGTGTCTTAGATATTCAATACAATGACGAAACAGTTAAAAGAACTTTAGACAACGGAGAAATCTATATCTTTGGAACTCCATTGAAAGGACAAGCCTTAATTGATTCTTATATAAGAAGCACTTAATGTCTAAAAGAAATCCATTCGATTTTGTAAAATCGGTCTCTTCCGATAAAACTGATATCATGGTTGATGATATCGAAGAGAAATCATATCAACCATTCTTAATAAACAAAGCATTATCTTATCACCAAGATTCTGTTTTTCTTACTAACGAAATGAACATTAGACATGGTGTAGACAATCGTCTTCAATATGTCTTTTTCCTAAATACTCTTAGGAAACGTCAAAGGTTCTCCAAGTGGAGTAAACCTTACGTTAGTAAAAAACTCGATATAATTAAAGATTATTATCAGATATCAACAAAAGAAGCAAAAGAATATGCAACTTTACTATCTGAAAAACAATATCGTGAATTGAAAAACAGTATGAAAACTGGTGGTAGAGATAATGGATAACCAAGAAGAAATAGTAAAAGGCCTAGTAGAGGTCACATTCCCCGAAAAAGACGATTTTTTAAAAATTAGAGAAACACTTTCTAGAATAGGTGTCGCATCAAGAAAGGATAAGGAATTATTTCAGTCTTGTCATATTCTACACAAACGTGGTAAGTATTATATCACACATTTCAAAGAGTTATTCAAACTCGATGGTAAACCTTCTAATCTTGATGAGTCAGATATTGCACGAAGAAACACTATAGTGTCACTTTTAGAACAATGGAAACTAGTATCTGTAGTCAATAAGACACAAATTGAAGACCCAAAAGCACCCCTAAGTCAGATAAAAATTATACCATTTAGAGAGAAATCCGAATGGAAATTGACAACAAAATACTCAATTGGTTCCCAAAATTCCTAAATACAACTGTTATAAATAAATGACAAATGGAGGAAACTATGTTATCAAGCATAATAGACTTTATTATGGGGATTTGGAACTTACTTATGGTAATTCCAGTCGTTATATCTATTTGTAGTGTTATTGTCGCTTTGACACCAACACCCGCAGATGATAAGATATGGGCAAAGGTATACAAATACCTAGAAGTTCTTGCACTAGTAATAGGTAAAGCCAAGAATAAAAATCCATTGTTAGAAAAATAAACTGAGGAAATGTAATGGAAATCATAATTGGAATAATAGCTGTTGTAGGTATTGTTTACTTTATTCAAAATAAGAAGGATAAAGGTTCAAGTGTGTCAAAACCGACACCAGCACCTAAACCTAAAACACCAAGTGTTGCAGAATTAAAGAAACTTACTAAAAATCAACTCTTAGAAATGGCAGATAAGAAGAGTCTTAAAGTCAAGAAGAGTGGTTCTAAAGCAGATGTTATAAGTGAATTACGAAAACAGTTATAAACTGAACGTAATAACAAAAAGGGTGCTTTGCACCCTTTTTTATTGTCTATAGACAATTCAAAGTATAAATAAAGGTATGGATATATTTGGTTTGATAAGTGACGTGGGAGCTCCGATTGCTGGAAGTCTAGTGATGGGTTTCTTTATTTTTACAGTTATCAAACAAATACTCGAAGGTGTCGTTGATTCTATCAAGACCCTTACCATGTTTTGTAAGAGTTTAGAGAATCGTGCAAGAACAATGTCTAACGAAATGATTAAGATAGACATGTTAGTGTCAAGTGCCTTAGAACTCAGACCCGATATAGAGAGAATTGCACGTGCAGAGAACTTTATAGAAGACGGGAAACTAGACGTGAGAAGGGACTAGTGGAAAATATTGCACAACTTATTTCTGATTATGGATTTCCAATCGTAATGATGGTTGGACTTGGATATTTCGTATATTATGTTTGGTGGTTTGTGGGTGAAAAATTGGAACCCGAAATCGAAAAACAACACTTTGCATTGATAAAAGTGATTGACCAAGTGCGAATGTTAGACCAAGACTTGATTCGTCTACAACAAAAAGTAGACGTAGTTCTCGAATACAAAGAGAACCAAAAAAAGAGAGGAAACATGACAGATGATAAAACCGACAATAGTAATAATTAGTATTTGTTTTGCACTTAGTGTAAGTGCAGATGAAATAGTTCACAAATTCAAAAGTCCTTCATTCAGTGGAATAGGACAATCATCACACTATCTTACAATTGAGAATCAAGAAAAATCAAGACGTGACAAGATAGCACAAGACATAGAAGATAGAATTGCAAAAGCAGAAAGGGAAGCACAAAATACTACCCTTGCAAAATTTTTAAGGAACGTAGAGAGCAGAATTTATGCTCAGATAGCAAAACAGTTAGTAGAAAATATGTTCTCTAACGGAGAAGCTGCATCATATGGTGTCTTCTCTATTGAAGGTAATA